TCACTAACTAAAACTAGTTTAATTTCTTCTGACATTAAAATACAAAAAACACCTCCTGGCGGTGGATATCATCTTTGGCATTATGAAAACTCTGATGAAGCACATGCTATGCGAGAAATAGTATGGATGATATATCTAAATGATATGCCAGAGGGTGAAGCAGAAACAGAATTTATGTATCAAAGAAGAAGAATTAGACCAACAGCAGGCACAGTAGTTATTTGGCCTGCAGGATATACACATACACATAAAGGTAATACTGTCTTGACTGAAGATAAATATGTTTTGACAGGATGGTACATTAAACGTAATTAACGACCCATGGAACAAAAAATAGCTCTTATTCAAGTTGATTTCGCAAACGATACCATACTAGAAGGTGGAAATTCTGATTCGGGATTTACTTTGCTGCCTACCGAGTATAATGGTAAGCGATTTAAGATGGATGCTGAAATTAAGGAAAAATTCTTAAACACATCAGTTGATGAATTTTGGCATAGTGATAAAGATTTACTTGAGTTCTTTCAATATTTTAGTGATGGAACATATTTCTGCCAAAGAAAAAGAGTAAAGTATGATTTTGCTACTGAAAGCAATTACTTGAAAACATATTCCTTTACCGGTGCTACAGGTGAACAGGCAAAAGAATTATATGAATTAGTTAAAACATTCTTTGCAGTTGTAGTTGAGGTTAAAAACCTCAAAGTTGATACTTTAGTTGCTGGTGTTGATAAAGAAGTTGCTTTCTATGAGCAGCGTATGTATAAACTAAAAAGGCAGAAGCGCGAGATGCTAACTCTGTCTGATTGGAGAATTCTTCCTGATATTGAAGATACTTACGAAGGCGAAAAAGAAGAATGGATTAAATGGAGAAAGTGGGTTAGAGAAAATTCTACACCTGCTCCAACAAATGCAGAATTTAATAACTCTGGATTAGAATATTTTAAGTATACATACAATCTTAAATTTCCAATTGATCCAGCAAAATATAGGAAACTATATGTAGATGGAAAGTTGGACGATGGCGTAACAGATGCTCCTGCGTTTATGGACGCTGATGATGCTAATCAATGGGTTAAGCATGACTCTCAGGCATCAACTGATTTCTTTAAGAACAGAGAGGTCAACATGTTTAATCTGGCACAAAGAGGAATTGCTCCCACTAAGAAAGTGACACAGAAAATTTTAGATATGATGAAGGAATTGAAAATTAATGAGGATGTTGAAGTAGATTGGGATAGATTCTTTATTGATGAAAATGAACTATGATATGTGAGATTGATTTACTAAATGATGAACAGTTATCACATATCACACAATACTTTAAATATCTAACATTTGAAGATGGTAAGAAAAGTAATCTAGATGCTAATAAGGTCTGTCAAACTGTGTTTGATGGACCTGGTAATTTAGATTTGAATATGTATTGTCGTGATATAATAGCAAACAAATTGCCATTCACTGCGTCAATAATATCACAGATATATTTTGTCAAGTATGATGTTGGTGGTATGTATGAGAATCATTATGATGCTAATCCATGTGGTGGTGTGAGACCAGATTATAGTATGACTTGTTTTCTTAATGATGATTATGATGGAGGAGAGTTGGTGATAGAGAATGAACGTAGTATTAAATTATCAAAAGGTAAAGCAGTAATATATCCCGGCAATTTACTTCACAGAGTAAATGAGGTAAAATGTGGTAGAAGAGATGTATTCATATGTTGGATTGAAACATGAATGATATTATACAGTATAACAAATTCTTTTCTTTTAATGTAGTAGAGAGAATCACATCTAAAATAAATGAACCACGGTGGAGACATGGACATGGATCACATGTAGATGAGAATAATAATTCTCTTGGTATACCATTTTGGCGTATGGATCTTTTAGATGACACATACTTTTCTGATTATCTTCTAAATATCATTAGGGAAAAAACCCAACAAGATTATGATTTGTATGATGTGTATGCTAATGGGCATACATTTGGTACTCAAGGAGAATTCCATGTTGATTGGTATGAACCAAACGGGAGAACCCTATTATATTATGCAAATTCTAACTGGAGACCAGATTGGGGCGGGAAGACTATATTTCTTCTTGACAAAGAAGAATTACATTATCAAAATCCTATACCAAACTCTGCTGTTCTTTTCCCTGGTAATATACTACACATGGCAGAGGGAACATCTAGATTATTTTCTGGATTGAGAGTAACTATTGCTTGGAAACTAATACTAAAATGAACACATCTTACGACACATTTTATCTTGATAATTTTATTGAGCGATATGCTGCCTTGAAAGGTAAAGCTATTTTGTATCTAAGATCAACAGGATGGAATAATAGTTCTGATGTTGATGCAATCAATGCATCAATGCAACTTTATAAAGATATTCTTCCACTTGATATATGGACTTGTTTAAATCAATCAGAACATGTTTTTGTTGAAGTTGATGATATTACTGACACGTTGAACTTTTTGGAGTCAAATTTACCAGAGAGTCAGGCATCAACATCTACTCCAGAGAATTATATTTTTTATTCTCTTGCTAATTCTAGCGGTCAAATCATAGCAACTAACGAATAATGTTTTCCGAAGACTTCGATATTGTAGAAAAATATAATGTAAACACACAGGAACATGTCTCAACAATTGAGATGATGCCTAGAAGGTTTACATCATTGGTTGACTCTAATTATTTGCCAGCACTAAGTTCTGCTGTAATTGATAAATGCAACAAACTATTTAATTATACGCAAAAACATACAACTGATCCAAATTATTATTTCGACAAATATTTGCATGTAGAACATAAAGACGGTGAGATTATATCATTTTATTGTAAGAATGCTATTCGTTTCAATACTATCAGTCATCCTAGTGTCTGGGATACTTTCATTAAAGAAACTGACAATGAAAGTATTAGAGAATGTAGAACTGAAATTGATAGTATTACTAGTGATCTAGATCATTACGAAGCAGCAGTTATGGGCATTTCGTATAATACCAATGGAGTTGCTACACAACTCTCTGTATATGATAAAACGTATGAACTCAATGTAAGCAACAGTGAGATTTTAAGTAAACTCAATACTTTAACTCAGACTCGATACGATATGGTTAAGGGTGTAGTTTCTATATTGCCAGATAATACAGACATCAAATATCAATTAGCATTTCATTATCCAGAAATATTTAATAATGATAATGAATTATTTTTGAACAAGACTCTTAAGAATACAAATATTGTTGATGCTATTCTTGACATGCTCTCTCGTGAGGGTGGACTGGAACTCATCACCAGTGAGCAAAAAGACTATATCAGATCAATTTGTGTGGGTCAATCTACATTTGAATTGGAGTATATTATTGGTGTGGATGGAATGATCAAAGATTTTTATGTCCACCAACGCCGTTTGAAAGAGTTTGAGGACTTGACAGTGGGTTGACACCTATGCTATGGTAGTAAAGCGTCCATCGAACCACATGAAAGTTCCTGATCAGATAGAGTTGCAGCACATGCAACTCCAAGCAATGTTACGAGATAATAACATTCCAAAGAGTGAACTGATGTATGTTGGTAAGAGGGAGTATACTACAGACTATCCTGCTCATCCAGAGTATCATGGACAGATCATGCATTGGTACATTATCGCTGGGGAACATGAAGTTCCCGTTTGTGATATCGAATCGGTTGATCAAATTGAGTAATCATGCTACAATGTCCCCTATAACGCTTGTATTACATGGATTGGAATAGTACCACGAAACACGAGAAACGTAAAGATGCGTTCTATATCTTTTATGAGAGCGTTCTCAAACCAGACTATCAGCTACGTCAAGACGCACATGATCAGCAATGCTATCATGAGTTGTTAGAGTGGCGCAATGAAATTATTGAGTATCTTGACAAACGTCGCAACGAAGACTTTAATGACAACTGAAATTAACTGGGCACATGAGTATTCAAAACAGCGCAAAGATCGTATGCAAAATGCGATCGATGATTATCTCAACGATGATAAAGTATCAGCACGACAAACGCATGAAGAGATGCTATCTGGCATCGATGATGTGATAGAATATCATAAGAAAGCATACTGTCGTGCTATGTCTCTTAGAGACTACATGACTGGCAACACTGCTCTCAATCTAGACCACCGTATTCCCGATCGCTATTGACATGAACGAAGAAGAGTTTAAACAAACAGTTGAAAATTTGTTGACGATCCAGAGCAACAATGATCATAACTTCAATGTAATACAGAGGAGACTTGATTCTATTCAACAGCAACTAAATGATCTAAATGACCTGAAGGAGATGTTCCGTCTCCCTAAACCAGAGAATAAAAATCGTAAACTATTTGATGAGGTTGACGAGTGAAGTTTACTCGTGGTATGATGGTTCAGTATCACGCCACTAAAGGGTGGGTAGATTTTATTTGTGATAGGTATATCACTATTTGTTATATCGATCGACCTGACCCATCATGTCGTCATGGTCGTTATCAGTCAACTTTATGTGTTTTTCGAGAGTATTGGGATGAAGTATGCAGTTGTGTGGATGAAGAACAAGAAGAAGGGGCAAGCAAAGCAGCAAGCGATCTTCTATAATTTGGATGATGCTAGCATGTGGGAACAGCACATTAACAAAACAGAACACGTTAAGACTGATATTATCCCTATTTTTAGTGAGAGTTAATGTTAGACACTTTTGTTATACGCCAACTTCGGATTGACAACCTAACATTAACTAGTATGATCACTGAGTTGGATAGTATAGGAGAGTGGAAGAAAGCAACAACTGTCAATAATACTACTGGTAACAACTGGAGATCTAGTAAGGTCAAGTTTATTCATTCATCTCATTACATTGGAGAGTTATGTCTAAACAATGTAGCAGATGTTAATAAGCAAGGATATAATTATGATCTTCGTTGCTATGACAATGATGAGTTTCAGTACGCACACTATAGTGTAAATGATTATTACAACTGGCATGTTGATATTCAAAAGAACTGTAGTGAAGTATTTGTTAGGAAACTTTCATTTTCCTTGGTCCTAAATGATGATTACGATGGTGGTGTGTTGGAGATAGCAATACCAAACTCCCCAGATGTTGATAATCCATATAATATATTCCAGGTTCCTAGAAAACGCGGTACATTGATAGTATTTCCAAGTCATTTACTTCATAGGGTTACACCTGTGACATATGGTATCAGGAAAAGTATTGTTGGTTGGTTCGTGGGTCCACCACTTCGCTAACTGGACTAGGGGGTTGACACAGACCCCAAACTCGTGTATATTAGGTTCATGGGAGAGGAAGCGCCCTAAAGACTCCACATTCTATAATCCCACCCATGTAGGTGGCGTCATTCCAATGACTGTAATGTTCAA